TAAAAGGAATACAGATGAAAAACTACAAGGACTACGGGTACTTTGAAAATCGTCCTGACGTTGTAAAGGTGTGGGAAGACCTCGAGGCCTACCACGATTGGTGCAGAATTCAACTCTGCGATTTTAATCCCACAGATCTCTATCGCAGAGATAGTCAAAACTATGGATCGTATCTTGCCAGCAAGCGGCCAAGACGTCCATATCAAGGCAACAGACCAAACTTTCAAAAGAGAGGTTAATTGATGGCACGAGTTTTCCTTATTGATCTAGAAGCAGTTGAGACACGTTACACAGGTCAGTGGAAAACTCATGTGCCAGCAATACTTAAAAAGGCAGGACATGATGTTCAAATTATCTCTGGTCCTATGAACATACCTAATGCTACCACTCCAGGAGCGTTTCTCAACTTTGGCGGTACTAATATATACAAAGCTAGTCAAGTGGAGCAGATGGGTCGGCTATTTTGTAACGGATCCGTTAATGCTGGCGATCATTTCGTGTTTACTGATGCTTGGCATCCAGGTATCATTAATCTAAAGTACATGAGTGAGTTACTAGGTATTCCAGTAGTCACGCATGGCTTATGGCATGCTGGCAGTTATGATCCGCAAGACTTCTTAGGAAGACTAGTTGGTGATAAGCCTTGGGTTAGACATGCTGAAAAGAGTTTCTATCACGCATTTGATCACAATTACTTTGCCACAGACTTTCACATTCATATGTTTTACGAGAACTTGATCCAAGCTGATCCAGATCGTAGACAAACAATGTATAAGACTGTGATAGATGATGTTGTGTTCAACAACAAGATTGTACGCACAGGATGGCCCATGGAGTATATGGAGAACACATTACTGATGTATAAGAATATGCCCAAGCGTGATCTTATACTGTTCCCTCATCGTATTGCTCCTGAGAAGCAGGTCGAAATCTTCCGTGATCTAAAAGAACACTTACCTCAATATGAGTTTGTTGTTTGTCAAGATCAACAACTAACAAAAAACGAATATCACAATTTGCTAGGCGAAGCTAAATTAGTATTCAGTGCCAACCTACAAGAAACTCTAGGCATCAGTTGGTATGAAGGCGCCTTAGTAAATGCCATTCCTATGGTACCGGATAGACTTAGCTACAGTGAAATGGCCATGGACACATTTAAGTATCCCAGCAAATGGACTGAAAGCTATGATGCCTACACTGTGTATCGTCCTGACATCTGTAAAACAATTATAGAACATATGGAAAATTACCGAACTCGTATACCCAGCCTAAATAAACAGGTAGATATACTAAAAGAAAACTTTTTTAGTTGTAATAAACTATTAGAGATGTTAACATAATTATAGAGTATAACCTATGCCTTCAGCTTCCTCTTTATTTGGTGTTCCTCTTTACACATCTGATATATCCCCACTATCATCTAAAAGTGTTAACTACATTTTAGATTTAGAGTTTTACCCGATGTCTGATAACAACGGGTTTATTACTGAAAGTGTTACATTATTAGATGACCCTAGGTGTTTAGAAATTAGAAATAAAATTCTCAACGCATTTGATGATTATGCTTATAATCTTTTAAAATTTAAACCCGAAGTAGAATTTTATATAACAACTTCGTGGGCTGTTAAATTTTTACCGGAGGGGTTTGCAAAAGAACATACTCATAGCAATTCGTTGTTTTCAGGAGTATTATATATAAAGGCAGCAGAAGATACCGGGCGGATTACATTTCATAAATATCAAAAATATTTAAATATTTCTTCTCCTACATTACAATTAGGATTTGCAGAATGGAATATTTTTAATTGTGATACATGGTCTATTGCTCCAGCTGAAAATCAAATAATTATATTTCCTTCAAATCTAATGCATTCAGTGGAAATAAACAATTCCAAGGATGATAGAATTTCTATTGCATTTAACATATTCGTTAAAGGAAATCTTGGCTTTCGAGAAGCAGCATTGACAATAAAATGAAATATTATCTTAAACTACTTGCAAAAACCTAAATAAACCTGTATACTAGTACAAAGACATCCACGTCATTAACTCGGAGAATAAATTGACAGAATCAGTAACATACAATAACATAGACGACAAGGGCTATGAAGAAGGTTACCTAGGCGATGCTATTCGCTTTAAAATGAAACGTGACAACAAACGTTTCTGGGCTGGAGACAATATCAGTGACTACTTGCACGAAGGCGATAAAGAAATTCTAATTAATGAAGCTACTGAGGCTTTTGAAAAGGTCCTAGATACTCTATTAATTGATCGTGAAAACGATCCTAACTCAAAAGGCACAGCCCGTCGACTGGCCAAAATGTATTTTAACGAAATTATGGCAGGTAGATATGAATCAGCACCAGATGCAACAGCTTTTCCAAATGATTCGGCAGACCGTTACGAAGGCATGTTGGTTGTACGCAGTGAACTTCGCAGTATGTGTTCTCATCATCATCAACCAGTTAGTGGGGTCGCCTATATTGGAATCATCGCTGCCAATAAGCTCATTGGTTTATCTAAGTATACTCGCATTGCTCAGTGGTGTGCTCGCCGTGGTACTTTACAAGAAGAATTATGCAACGACATCGCAAGAGAAATAATGAGAGCAACTGAAAGTGAAAACATCGGCGTGTACATACAGGCCACACATGGCTGCTGTGAGAATCGCGGCATCATGGCGCACTCTAGTCTAACACAAACCACAGTGCTCAAAGGTGCATTCAAAGATGACTCCGGTACAAAGAAAGAATTCTTTGACAATATTAAAATGCAACAAGAATTTTCACCACGATAAGGACATAGATCATGCAAATACGAGTTAAAGAAAATGCAGAAGAATTTGGCAACTGTGGCTGCGGCCGTAGCCCAACTGGCAAGTGCTGTGGGTGGCACGGTCTTTCAGAAGAAATGTATAGACATCAATTGATGCTGTACATGGAAGATCAACTGCGCAGTGATGATGAAGCGGCGAACAAGAACGTAATTCGAGGACAGGAATGAATACTGCAAAAGACTTATCCGATCAATTAATTTTTCGTGCAAAAAATCTACAAGAATTCGTTGTAGAGCGTGATTGGAACGATATACCTGCAGGTGTGGTAAAGTATGATATACAACACACTGTGGGTGAACCTGCTCGTATCTTTGTACATGCAATGACACGACAAGAAGCAGAGCGCCAAGTTGACGATTGGTTCGGTGAAGGTATGGAATGATCAAACCCCTGCGTGATGACCTAATGGTACAGCAACAGGTAGATGATGCTTGGCAGCATTTTGTTGGTGTAATCATGTTGAACCAAACTGGACGCAAGGCAGTAAAGACCACACTGCCAGAATTTCTATATTGGTTCCCCACAGCACTGTCGTTGTTACACGCAGACCAAGAATTTGTCAAAGGCATTATCCAACCCTTGGGGATGATGAATGTCCGTTATAATCGATTGATTAGAATGAGTCAAGACTACTTGACATGGGACGGAAATGATGCTACAATGTTATATGGCATTGGAAAGTACGGCAGCGACAGCTATGAAATTTTTTACAAGAACAATTATAGTGTAGAGCCCACGGACAAAGAACTGATAAGATATCTCAAGGAAGAAGTTTGAAATGTTTCTAAAACTGCTTGAAAGATTAGGTCGCAAACGTATCATTTTTGATCGGGTGAATAACGAACCCTATCTTGAACGCTACTATTTGTTTTTGAAAGAGCGTGAACGTTTTCCATTCAACGTATTTTTACATAAATTCTTAAAAGGTGATCCAGACGATGTACACGATCATCCGTGGCCATACGCTACACTGATTCTGCGTGGCGGTTACTACGAATGGGTTCCTCAGTTTAACACAGACGGTACGATGAGTTGTGAAATACGCAAATGGCGAGGTCCCGGCCATTTCCGCATATGCAGTTCTAACAGCTATCATCGAATTGAATTAAAAGAAGGGGTAACTGCTTGGACTCTATTCATGCCAGGCCCGCACAAACGTGAATGGGGATTTTTAGTCAACAACAAATGGACGCAACACGAACAATATCTCAAGGATAGAAATGAACAAACTCAAAATCAACCAGCATGAAGTAAACGGGTTAGTTGGCAAAATCTGTAGAGAACTTGCTACAGGAACGTGGAGACCCGATTATATCGTAGGTATTACCCGAGGCGGATTGATTCCTGCTGTTATGATCAGCCAATATTTTAATATTCCATTACATACTCTCAATGTAAGTCTACGAGATAGCGAGATTGGACCGGAGAGTAATCTATGGATGGCCGAAGATGCACTAGGTCCGCTATCCAAAGATCGTGCAGCTGATAGTGATACCACTTTTAAAAACATTCTAATTGTAGATGATATCAATGATCAAGGTACAACACTCAATTGGATCATGAAAGATTGGCCTAGTGGATGCTTTCCAGAAGATCCGGCCTGGGAAGAAGTATGGAACAACAACGTTAAATTTGCTGTGTTGGTAGATAATCTAGCCAGCAAGTGTGATGTTAAGATGGATTTTGTTGGCATGGAAGTCAACAAAGCCGAAAATAATGTATGGATTGATTTTCCTTGGGAAGATTGGTGGACTAAATGATTGATTCTAAAATCAAAGTTCGCTGCACTGATGCAGGCAAAGATTTTGACATGCACGTACTAGGTTACAAGCCCAAAGCATTTTTAGAAGTGGCATTTCAAACTATTAAACTTCGATTGGCTTATACAGAACGCACTCGAGCATTTGTTGGAAGTCTAGGCGGCCGTGAGTTTGTTATTCGAGAAGATGATCTCCCTAAGGAAAAGCAGGAGTATAAACGATGAACTTGCACTATTCATTAGATGATGCACGTGACGCAGGTGATGCACCATGGGATGATGTTGTACAGGACGACTTTCATGTTGCTGTTTTTAAAGACAAGTATCCTGTAACAGAAGGACATTTGTTGTTTGTGCCTAAATATTCAGCTGTAGGAGTTATCGAAGATTGTTTTGCTGATGCTCTTAGAATAGGACAGGAAAAAGTTGCCAGTGGTGAGTGGGACGGATTCAATATTGGTATGAATTGGGGAGAAGCAGCTGGTCAGACTGTGCCTTATCCACATGTTCATTTGATTCCTAGACGCAAAGGTGACATGGAAGACCCCACAGGCGGAGTTCGCCATGTGATACCAGAACAAGGTAACTACAGAAAATGGTAACTGTGCATGTGCCGTGGAGTCCTAGGGCTAGTAGCATTCCCGTTTGGGATGAAATCACCATATCCATCGTAGAACGATTTGGGTTGCCTGGTGACAAGTACACTACGGAGATAACAGACAACTACATGAACTTTCTGTTTAAGGATGAACGTGAAGGACTTGTGTGTCAACTATTAGTCAGCGATTACGTGTGAAAAATATCTTGATAGTCATCGTAACGTTTATCGCTGTATTTTTGATTGTTATCGGCAATTGGGAATTTCCGTCTGGTAGATATTACAATTGCCGAGACGTAGACTTTCATCCAGATGTTCCTCCTCAAGTTAAGATAGAGTGCAGAAAACTAATCAAAGAAAAACTAGATGAAGAACGTAAAAGAAATTCTGACACCACAGGATATATAACATGAATTCGTGGACCCTAACTATCGAGGATGATGGCATACTGTCGTTGCCGCAGGATTTATTAGATGAGGCTGGATGGAAAGAAGGCGATTGTTTAAATTGGATTGATAACCACGACGGTTCTTGGAGTCTTGTCAAAGAAGACTTGACAAATTTCATACATAAAGGTATAATAAACAATGAGCAAAATTAAAATAGCAGAGCTGTTCTACAGCATACAAGGTGAAGGACGCTACATGGGTGTTCCTTCTGTATTCTTGCGCACATTTGGTTGTAACTTTAAATGTGCAGGCTTTGGTATGTTGCGTGGTGAATCCAGCACAGAGGTAGAAGCCATAGCACAACGTATCACAGAGTTCAAAACCTATAACGAACTTCCGTTAGTGAGTACAGGCTGTGACAGCTATGCATCGTGGGATCCTAGATTCAAAGATCTTTCGCCCATGCTAACAACTGATGCGATTGCAGAACGCATCATGGAAATATTACCTTACAAGCGTTGGGAAGACGAACACTTGGTCATCACGGGCGGCGAGCCTTTGCTGGGGTGGCAACGTGCTTATCCGGATCTGTTGAATCATCTGAGTATGACAGGTCTTAAAGAAATTACTTTTGAAACCAACGGCACTCAAAAACTTGATTCTAAATTTAAAGAATATTTGACAGACTGGGCATTTGGCAGTGATGAGAGAGAAATTACGTTCAGTGTTAGTGCTAAACTCAGTTGTTCAGGTGAAGCTAGACACGAAGCAATAAAGCCAGAGGTTGTTTGTGAGTATCAAGAAGTCGGCACTACCTATCTTAAATTTGTAATAGCCACAGAAGAAGATGCTGAAGAAGCCTTAGAAACTTTGGACATATATCGAGCAGAAGGATTCACTGGACATTGTTATCTCATGCCTGTGGGCGGAGTTGAAAGTGTATACACACTAAATAATCGCCGGGTGGCAGAGTTTGCAATGAAGATGGGACTACGCTACAGTGACAGACTACAAGTACCGCTGTTTAAAAATGAATGGGGAACATAATGAATAAATGGATTGAAAAGTTATTTGGCATTGACAAGATCAGAGCAGAAGCAGAACGATCTGCAGTCATCGCAGTCCAAGCTGCTGAAGTAGCCAAAGTAGCTACAGAAGCTGCTGAACGTGCCACAGAAGCAGAGGCACAGGCCAAACTATCACCAAAAGAACGTGCAACACGTAAAAAAGAACCCTGGGTAGGTGTACTCGAAACGCATGTCAACAAAGATAATGTGCGTAATGGCTTTTTTGAGCTTGACTGGAACGACCTTTTTGTGTTAAAATTAAAGCAAGAGGGATACGGTGAGAACGGAGACAAGGACGAAGAAATTATAGATCGTTGGTTCCGTGAGCTGTGTGCCAATGTAGTAGTTGATGGTGATTTTGGCGGTCCTGTAAACACAGGCTTAATTGATATTAAAACAGTGAAGAAAGACAATCTATGAATTATATCTTAGTTGATACAGCAAACACATTCTTTCGTGCTCGTCACGTTATCAACGGTGACGCTGATATCAAACTAGGCATGGCATTCCACATCACATTAAACAGTATTCGCAAAGCATGGCAGCAGTTCGATGGTAGCCATGTTATTTTCTGTTTAGAAGGTAGATCGTGGCGCAAAGACTACTATGCTCCTTACAAACGTAATCGTTCAGATGCTCGTGCCGCACATACAGAAAAAGAACAAGATGAAGAAAAAATCTTCTGGGAAGCATTTGATACGTTCAAAGACTTCATCGCAGAAAAGACCAACTGTACTGTGCTACAAAATCCGCAGTTAGAAGCAGATGATTTAATTGCAGGTTGGATACAGACACATCCAAATGACAAACATGTGATCATCAGCACAGACACAGACTTTGTTCAATTGATCGCACCCAATGTCACACAGTACAATGGTGTCATGGAACATGTTATCACACATCAAGGAATTTTTGATGACAAAGGCAAGCCTATCATTGACAAGAAAACACAAGAGCCCAAGCCAGCCCCTAATCCAGAATGGCTGTTGTTCGAAAAATGCATGCGTGGTGATACCAGTGATAATGTCTTCTCGGCGTATCCGGGTGTACGTACTAAAGGCACAAGCAAAAAAGTGGGTCTTACTGAAGCGTTCGAAGATCGTAAAAGCAAAGGATTTTCGTGGAACAATCTCATGTTACAGAGATGGTCTGATCACAACGGACAAGAACATCGTGTGCTAGAAGATTATGAACGCAATCGTCGACTTATTGATCTAAGCCATCAGCCTGATGACATCAAAGAGATAATTGTAAACACCATCATCACTGCTACCGCTGAAGAAAAGAATGTGAGTCAAGTTGGTATAAGATTAATCAAGTTCTGTAATCTATGGGATTTGAAAAAGATTGCTGATCAGGCACAGAGCTATGCAGAACCACTCAACGCCAGATATACGAACTCAGAGATTGTGACAATATGATCACACCACAGGAGATAGAAATGACAGACATACACGCAAAACCCATAATCGCAAATAAATTTTGGATCGTAGAGGAGAACGGTGAGAAAGTTGCCACTCTGAGAAAAGATGATGACAATAGATTTTTCATGAGCAACGAGGCAGGCGTGACAATCTATGAAACCAAAGACAGCCTCACTCGGCAGTTTGGTAAAAAGTTTTTCACGGTAAAGATTGTCAAGGAAGCAGATACAGCACTACCTAATGAAGTGCATGGTTATGCCACCAGTACCGAACCCCACAACGCCATGTTTGACATTAGAAAAAAGCTGCCTCTATTTACAAAAAGCAGCGATTCAAAAAGTCTTTACTGTGCAGGATACTACTGTATCAAATTTGACAAGGGTTGGGTAAAGAGTTTTTGTCCAAAAAAGATCACCCTCGAAAGGTATCCTTACAAGGGACCGTTCAAGACCGATCTAGAAATGAAACAGGTGCTAGCCAATGTCAGCAAATAGCCTGCCAGATACACTGCCCACTATACAAAAACTGCTGCAGAGAATTCAAGTTGCCGAACGCAGCCAACAGAAAGAAATACGCATCAGTCTACAGGAAGCTCGAGATCTCACTGCAGAATTAGCAATGATGACCGCAAAGTTAGGTAGGACTGTCAGCGAAATACATCAAATGCTGGCAGTGATCAAAGAATCTACCACACAAATAGACGTTAAATTCGACGGCGGACAGTTCTAAAAAAACATAAATATATACGTGGTTAATTAGGAACACGTATATGAGCAGACCCAAGCCAAAAATTCTTTTAGAATACGCTAGTAAAGAAACCTACAAGGTCGAGCAGATCCTTGACTCGGAAGCTATCTGGGCTGTGTTCTACAACGGCCAACCATTCAATCTCAAAAGCGGTAGTCTAGTAGCCAGCTACCCTGGACCAAAATACAAAAAAGTTTCATTTTCAAATCCTGGTCATGCACACAATCTTGCCAAAAAGTTGAATAGGCTGTTCAAGACCAAAGACTTTGCAGTTTTCAAACTCACTGCTGGCGAAGAGATTAAATGACATGAACAAAGATGCCTATACCAAGGCGTTCTTGCAGGCAGCAGAATTACCCGTTGATGAAAAAATAATCAAAGAATACAAGGCCGTATGGTGGTGGAGTTTTAGAAATAAAGCACAAGGAGGGTTGAGATTGACTGACCAGGCCTTGAAATTTATTGAAGAATATGCTAAAATAAAAACTTACAAGATAGAGTTTCCCAAAGAATTTGCGTTTACTCCGCAGGTGCTGCTTTGGTTAGATAATTATATCGATTCACCATTTTTCGTCAATAAAAAACACATCATAGTAATGAAAGAAAAAGCTGCTTTTGAACTGTATCTGCTCAGTGGAGATGTTAGAAAGCTAGGGCACAATCGAGCCATGAGTAAAAGGCTTAGCCAAGAATCCACCCCCGAATAATCCCCCTGTATAAATATTTTCACTATGTTTGACCTTAATCCAATGGACGTACTGCAACAGCGCAAGCTGAAGACTGTGGCCCCACATTTTACTGAATTGAATATTTCAGATTCTGAAATATTTGAAGGTATCGAAGATTGGATCAAAGTCAAACTAAAGGGCAGATATTATATCTGCAAAAAACCTGCTCTGGACAAGAGTGGCAATCTCAGATCCGCACACTTTGTGGGATTTGAAGATCAAAAAGAATTGACCT